AGCTTATGCTATGAGTACAGCTGGGGTTAATACTAAGGAAGCCCTAGAGGCCTCTAGGCTCGATGAACGTAGGAAAGCTATAGAGGACCTGTTGGATAAATCCAAGATGTTTAAATTGGATCCAGCGAAGGACGCTAAAGGTTTACCATTGCCCCTAACTTCGGCTTCTGGTAGGGCTCGTGTTAAGTTCAACGAGCTAGACAAACCTAGAAAGGAACTGTTATGACTTTAGTTTTATCTAGTGGACATACCTCTGGTAGCCCCGGTGCTGTCAGGGGTGCGTTCTTTGAGTTCAATCTGAATCTTAAGGTAGCCAAGGCTATCTATGAGGAGCTATTGAGGCGTGGGGTACCTGAAGGTGGGCTCCACGGTGTAGTCCTTCTTGATCCAGAGCTTAGTCTTAAGGATAAGCTTAAGATAGTCCATAGAGATTATAGAGGGCCTAACGATGTGTTACTTGAGATACACCATAATGTATTCAATGGTAAAGCTAGTGGCTCTGAGATGTTCTATAATGTATGTGATACTGAGGGATTTGCCATAGGTAGTAAACTCTTGGCCAAGGTAGCTAAGACTTTAGGGCTTAGGAACCGTGGTATGAAGCTAGGCTTCTCTAGTGCTAGGGGTTCCCTTGGTTGGACTAGAGTGCCTAAGGGGAGCCTTAGTCATCCTCTGTTATGGGAAGTGTTCTTTATGGATAACCCTGATGATTTTAAGGCTCCGGAAATGGTTGCTCTAGCCTTTTGTGATGCGGCCTTAGGACTACTTTTGTCTCTTAGGTCAGTTGTAAGGACCAGAGAGGGAATAAAGATTCCTAAGGTATCCTAAGGAATACTTAAGGTCTAAGGTACACTTAAGGTCTTAAGGGTTCCTTAGGTTATCTTAAGGTGACTAAGTGACCTGTGGTAGGACTTGGGACCTCCACAGGTGACTAAGTGCCCTATGGTGATACGTGTGGGGCCTGTGGTTATCTTCCTCAGGACTTGGCGTGTCAGTTGTGAAAACCTGTCAGAAAAAAGAGCTAGGTCTTCCCAAGGGTGCCCAGTGGTTCCTGAGTAGTGCCCTGTGTTATATCGGGGGGGGTGGTGCCCTAGGAATTTTACTCCAGGAATCTTCTAGGGTACCCCCGGCGGCGTACATACCGAGATGCCCCCCTAGAGCCACTTTGGAGCACCCCTGTATCCCAGTGGTAGCCCTCGTGTAACCGTACCCCCGCATAAACACAGGGGTTCCAGTGTGTACCTATGACTAGCTGCAGAATGGCTCTGTGGGCTCCTTAGGAGCAATGTGTCCGGTAGAATAACTGCTGATTTTCATAGGGCTAACTTAATGTGCCCTGTGGCTTGTGTACAGCAGTATGCACAGTTGTGCTCAAATGGGCTCCACTGGCTGGTCTGCGGGGTGTACAGTGGATTCATACAGTGGTACATTTGTACACCCAACAGTGAAATCGCTAGACATTCTAATGGACATTTCTCTGGACAAAGCTGTAGAATGGCTCTGTGAGCGGTTTTCAGGAATTACTGGAGCTGAATTTTTTTTTTTTTTTTTTTTTAAAATAATGCTTGCAATTTAAAAGTAGAAATGTTAAGATATATTCGTAGGTAGGTTACAAGGTTATACCTTCGCGGTATTTGGTAACCTTTAAAATTCTCAAGACTCAAATAGCATATCGTGAGAATTTTCAACCATAGTTCTATAATGCTGTAACGTCTATAGTTACAGTGAAAAGCTTTACAGTGGTATTTTGATTGGTAATAGGATATCCTATTACACGCTGTAAATAGACTTATTGTAGATATGGGATAACACGCCTTATCTTTGATAATTATATCCGTGTCCGATGGTGACAATCGGATACATCAAGAAGGTCGGCAGCTAGACCGATAGACAAGATAGCTGCTACCGTATTATCCCTACGGTGATGCTTTGGGATAGGCGATTGATGCCCCGTTGGCTATGTCTTCAGTAACATAGTGAGACCAACAAAAACAGTCTAAAGTCAGTCTGTGGATATCCACAAGATACTACTTCAGTATATCACTCTTCGTCCTCACCCCTTGTTGAGGCCGCTCTTCAGCCAGCGATTATGCCAAGGGGTTACCAGGCCTTGTTGACAGCGAGGGTCCCGCAATGGTCGCGGGCCACCCTTGTAATCAGCGGGCCTATCAGGCTGCCCCCAATTTTGGGGATTACCCTCCCTTGCTTATGCCAAGGGATAACTATGCAAAACCAAAGGAGAAACCTAACTATGATGCCAACATTTGCAACTCACAAGATTGTTGATGGGAGGTGGGTGCTTAAGGCCCCATCAGCCCAATCAGCAACACCCGCCCCAACACCCACCACCGATGCCAATACCAAGGGGGTACTGTGCCCTGACGGGTACAGCCGAAAGCAGTTATTGAGAGACATTGAAGTAGCCGCTGGCCAGGCTCTGGTCCGTGGCTACCCCTCGACCAGGGTAGCCGCAGCCCGAAAGGGCCGTTTAGGTAATAAGGAGGACAACAGGCAAGCCCTGTATGAACTCCTTATGTGGTACAAGGGGGGCTTCTAAGGAGCCCTCCCACCACCCTCACACTCAGCCACCACCACCACCGCTACCACCCTCAGCTCCCAGAGGAGAGGCTTTCCATCACCTCTGGGAACCCCCGATTTTGGGGATTGTCCGCCGTTTCATACATAGGCGGAATATAACTTAGGCTCCCTTGAATCTTGAATCTTGAATATCAAGGGGGTACTATCACTAACTAGGAGAAACCTTATGACCACCACTACCACCACCGCTACCACCACCGCTACCCCTGACATAACACTTGTCATTGCATCAGGAACTGATGTATCAGCATCAGCACCCGCCATCAGCGGTGACAAGGTGTTATACGCACCAGCCACCACACCGGTGAGGTGGCTGAGGAGTATCAGCCAAAGAATGGGGGTATCCTTAAGGATAACCCCAGACCAAGCCGCTATATTAGCGGCGTCGGATACTTCATCAGACTATGGGGTCCTGCTTAATAGGACGTGCCCCAGCAGCGAGGAACGTTTAGTTAAGGCCCTGGGGGCGATGGCCCCTGAGGAGCAGGAGCTCCTCAAGAAGACACTGACACTAAGTTTCGTAAACAGAAATGCACCAATATACCAGGGTTGCTCCATTAAGTACTTCACGAACGTGCAGTCCTGGATTATGGACCGTGCACCTAAGGAGGTCTCCTTACAAGATTTCCTTAACAAGGTAGGCCTAAGTGGCCTGTATTCTGAGATAGGGATAGGGTTATTCGAGGATACCTTCCCCGACAGGTATCAGCCCTGGGACCTGGACAGCCTTGAGTTCCATCGCATACGGGGTGATGAGCCCAATGCCGCCGATGTAATAACCAAAGCATACACAAATGTAGACCCATATGATAATAGGTACTCAGATGTATATCCGAGCCCGTGGGGATCATGTATGCGACACAATGAGTGGTCCTACGATGGCTACTCATTAGGAGTAGATTGTGACTACAACCACCCCGTTGTAGCCTACGCAACAGAAGACATCGGTCTTGCGTGGGTCACTGACAAATCAACGGGCAAGACACTGGCCCGTTGTTTGATAAACAACTGCACACACACGGTGTCCCGAATATACGCCTTAGGTCTTAACCTTAAGACCTATGATTATCAGAAAAGGTCTCAGAAAGAACTCAAGGATAAACTCCTGGGGTTCATAGGTCTCCCGGTAGATGAGCATACCGGGCTGAGGAACTGCAAGTTTTCACCCCAGTTCCTCGATGAGGACACCATAGTAGCACCATACATCGACGGTAGCTACTACGTCTATGATAATGACACTGGCATCATAGGTGACACAGGGGAGTTCACCTGCACGGAGCACAACCCCCCGTGTGTATGCCGTGATGGCAAAAAGTACGTGTGTGGCCAATGCGGTTGCAGATGTGATGAGGACGACATGTTCAACTATTTCGATGGGGAATATTGGTGCAGACATTGTGTTGATGAATATCTAATCTTCTGTGTTAGCTGTGATGAGTATCACTACACTACCGACAGTACCTATTGTGATGAAACAGGTGAGTGGTACTGCGACATCTGTGCCTCTCGGCACCTCACCCGCTGTGGCCACTGTGATGAATGGTTCCTTAACGACAGTGTAACCCTCTGTTCATCGGATGGTCACGACTACTGTGACTACTGTATGGAAGCTAAGGACATACAGCAGTGTGACAGTTGTGGTGAGTACTACTTTGGCGATGAACTGAACGATGATATGCACTGCTGCCACTGTCACCGTGACGTTGATAATGAAAGTGAGGATACCAATGAGTAATCTTAAGTTTAAACCGAAGAATGTAAACCTGGGTCGACTGGCTCAACTCCTGCTACACCCCCGTGGCGAACCCACCTCCACAAAGGCCTTTATGAAGGCGTGGTTCAGTGAGTATACCCGCCTGTCCCCCACTGTGGATAAGTATGGCAACTTCGTCTTGGTGGTGGGGGACAACCCCCGTCCTACTACGATGTTCACTGCCCACTATGATACAGTGGACGACTCTAAGGCCTTAGCCACACCACTGAACAAGAAGCTACTGGCCTGGGTGGACAAAGGCATGATAGGGCTACACCCAAAGGCCACACAGGCTGCTGGTGTTAAGTGCCTGGGTGCCGATGATGGTGCTGGGTGTGAAGTCCTGGTTTGTATGGCTGAGGCAGGTGTGCCCGGGTTGTACATATGGTTTGCCGATGAGGAGAAGGGAACCATTGGTTCAACCGGCTACCTGTACGACAACATTGATGTTGTAGACCACCTGAACACGGTGGTGTCCTTCGACAGGCGTGGCACCACTGATATAGTTACCACTCAGATAGGCTTTGAGTGCTGCTCTAATGAGTTCGTCAATAGTATAAAGAATGGGTGGCTTACGAACCACACTGCGGCTCGCGGTAGCTACACTGACAGTGCTACCTTTATGGACAAGGTCAGTGAGTGTACCAACATCAGTGTAGGATATGCCCTTGAGCACACCGCCACTGAAACCCTGAACATACCATACCTAGACTGGCTGGTGGGGGTAGCTCTGACTATAACTTGGGACACCCTGCCCACAAAAAGACAACCCTCACAGTGCCGCACCTATGACTTGGGGTATGGGTATGGGCCGCACAGTTACACAGGTAGAATGTTTGGTGATGATACCAATGATACCACCCTCACTGACCTGGTGTATGATAACCCAGAGGAGGTCGTAGAGTTCATAAAGTACTGGGGCCTAGAGGAGGAACTCAAGTCCTACATAAAACAAATCAAGGAGGTAGAGTACTACGACACAATCTAACACCTGTCCTAAGTGCGGGTGGTCTACCCAAGAACCCTCGCACTGTGAACGCTGTGGTTACCCATACTCTTATGAGACTAGCAGTAACCACCCCTCGTCGTTGTGGTGCATCCATTGTGGTGCACTACTGATAACAGTAGACCCACCCTTATGTGGGTGGTGCTACGGCAAAAAACCAAAGGAGAACCCTCTATGCCAATCACTACCACTACCACTACCACTGACAACGAACAAGTCCGCTTGCGATACCCCGACCTCGACGTGCCGACCATCACCCTCCCGAAAGAAAAAGAAATAAAGTTCCAACTGGAACCTTTCGGTATCCTACGTACCGGCGGTGAGTTCTTACCCATATGTATTGAAGTGATTTATGACAAGCTACTGATTAGTTACTATATGAACCTACTATCAGCTTACTCTGTAAGAGACCTGAATGATGACCTCAACAGGTTACCCGCTGATACATTCACCAGCAGTGCACCTAACATTAGGGAGGTACTAGCCAACCTGGCAGTCTCTCCTCTGCCAGACGCGTGGATATATCTGTGCAGTGCTTATATGAAACACAAGGGCAGAGTTATGGGCGAGGAGCTCATCTATATGCCACTTAATGACCACGTTGCGGTATCTACTATGGAGCTGTTCATTAGGGACAGCAATAACCCCACCTGGCAGAACATTAGGGTGCGGTACCACAGAAACCTGTACGGCCTTATCCACAACAGGCCTAAGGTATCCCTCAGTATGCAAGGGTTCATAAGAAGGTTCTTCAACAGAGAGACTACTGACGAGGAACTTAAAGACATCTATGAGCTGTTCATAGTGCCTTATCTGGAGCGTAAAAACTTGGACCTGGACAGCCTTGAGTTCCATTACATAAGGGGCGATGAGCCCAATGCCGCCGATGTAATAACCAAAGCATACACCAACGTGGATAGAAGGTGTGATACTTGGGGTGATTACTACCCCAGTCCATTGGGTTCCTGTATGAGGCACACCGAATGGTATGCTGATTATGATGTCGACAATTATTTTTACATAGGCACAACAGATCAGTGTGACTATAGCCACCCAGTGGCAGCATATGCCACAAAAGACATCGGATTAGCCTGGCTTACGGACAGTAATGGATTCACTGTGGCACGAACACTGGTAAACCTAACTGCCAGTGATGAGAACTACGCAGGTCTACCCACAGCTGTCAGGGTGTATGCCTGTTGCTTGTCTAGTGACCCCGATGAGACCACACGAAAGGAACATTGGGACGAAATGGCTGATCACCTGATAATGAAACTGGAAGCCCACCTTGGGCACCCTGTATCAGTGGATGAGGACAGAGGCCTACTGGATTGCACAGTTAAACCACAGCAGTATGTGGAAAAGGACCTATGGGTAGCACCTTATATTGATGGTGACCATAAGAGTGTAGACCTCGACACCTTCAGGGTAGTCAGTTGTGGATATGAGGCAACCTATGGACGAACCATAAAATGCGACAGCCACAACCCACCGGTAGCTCAAGAAACCTTGGGCAGACTATGCAGACAATGCGGACAACTGCTGTCTCACGAGAGGTTAGTCCGAGTGGCTGAGGGTGTGTGGATGTGTCCAATGTGTGCTGCCGAGAGGCACGAGGCAAAAGCTTAGCTCAGTCCTAAGGGAGAACCTAAGGAATTACCCTTAGGTTTTATCCCTTAAGATAATATAAACCTTAAGGAGAAACCTATGGACTTAAGAGAACTTCAGATAACTAGGGAGACTCAAGGTCTTTCAGACAGTGCTACAGCATACAAGGATAACTTCCTCAATATGTCACTCAGTAACACTGGCATAGGCTCATTCATCATAGGTAAAGCTATGAAGTCTATGGAACAATCCATAAAGGACTACCAGGAGGGAGTCCAAAGATGGAACTGTGATACCTTATGGGTGGTGCACAAGACCCTACCTGTCCTAGAGCTAGCCACAGTAACCCTAAAGTTTATGCTTGATAAAGTGTTCAGTGGCCACGGTGGCTTTCGTAAGTCATCATCAACGTCCAACTGTGTTAGCTCATTGTCTATACAGTTGGGTAGTACCGTCCTCAGTCACTTCAACTGGTATGTCTTTAGATCTAAGAACCTAAGGATGGTAAAGCATATGGAGGCTTTCCTTAAGGGTAAGTCCTTCTTGTATCGCTCAAGGACTATTAAGTGGTACAAGAGGTTACTGAACCACCAGGAACTCAAGATCCCCACCAGGGATAAGGCGGCCTTAGGTTACCCCTTACTTAAGGCAGCCATTGAAACCACAGGTATGTTTGAGGTGGTCGAGCGTAGTCTTGGCACACGTAGGGCCTCTATAGTAGTACCTAGTGCTGACGTAGTGAACAACATTATGAACTCACTGGACAGACTGAGTATGATGCACCCAGTGTTTCAGCCAATGATAGTGCCACCGGAGCCTTGGACTTCATACAACAACGGTGGATATATCACACTAGATGCAGCTATAGTGACCCACCAGAGGGACACAGCTGTACAACTAGAGAACGAAGGTCGCCTAAGTTCTCGCTGTGGTGTGCTCAATCGCATACAATCAGTGCCTTGGGAAGTGAACAAGAAGGTGCTGGAGGTAGCAACCTGGGCTTACTATCACAACCACAAGATAACACCGGTGTGTGATATGGGTGTGGCCATACCACCTAGGCCGTGGACTTCCAACACGGATTACCTATGGCTCAAAGAGAATAAGCCACAGGTAGTGGCTGAGTGGAAACAACAAGCGGCTGTGATCATGAATAAGTTCTATGGGAATAGAACCATAGGACAACGCTTGTCATTCCTGAGGTGCCTCAGTCTAGCTAAGGAGTACTCACAATTTGAGGCCATATGGTTCCCTTGGCGTATGGATTACCGAGGCAGGTTCTACCCTATGCCTCACACACTGAGTCCTCAAGGCGATGACCTAAGCCGTTCGCTTCTGATGTTCCACGATAGAACACCGTTGACACCTGCCAACCCTGATGGCTGGCGTTGGTTCTTAATCCAAGGTGCCAACCTAATGGGGAACGACAAGGTTACCTTCGACGAGCGTGTGTCCTACATCCGCAAGTATCATCACGAGATATGTGCATCGGCCAAAGACCCACGCAACAATGAGTGGTGGACCGAGGCTGATAAGCCGTGGTGTATGCTGGCGTGGTGCTTTGAGTATGAGGCTATAGTCAGTGGCAGGCAGGATTACACTCAGCTACCCGTGAATATGGATGGTAGGTGCAATGGACTACAGCATCTATCAGCAGCCATAAGGGATGAAACCACTGGTGCCTTGGTAGGCCTGGTGCCTGCTGATAAACCTAGTGATATATACACCTACGTTCTTAACAATGTCATAAAGGAAATACCAGAGGACTCCTACTGGTACGGCAAGGTTGATAGAGCGTTGGTCAAGCGTAACGTAATGACCACACCTTATAATGTAACACGTGATGGTATGAGGTCCCAGCTCGAGGCCGAGCTATTAAGCCGTAGTGCTAACAACGCTTTATCCACAGAGGATAAGCACCATATTCTCGAGCTACGTGATTACAACTATAAGACCATAACGTCCTGCCTTGGCAAGACTATGGAACTTATGCAGTGGTATAACGTGGTGGCTGGCTTGTATATGAAGCGTGGCCTAAGGATAACCTGGTTACTACCTGATAACTTCAAGGTCATCCAAGACCTGCCACAGACTAAGACCAAACAGGTAGCACTCGAGTTCCGCAGTGTCTTTATAAACTACCGCGAGAAAACAGACAGACAAGAAATCTCAAGGAACAAGAGTGCCTTTAGTCCTAACCTAACTCACTCGATGGATGCAACCCATATGGCAATGTGGGTTCGTCAGCTTCCGGATGCAGTGCCATTCACTGTTATCCACGATAGCTACGGTGTACCAAGCCCTTACGTCAGTTCTATAAGGAGGACCATAACACAAACTTTTGTTGAGCTTTATGAGTCTTTTGATATAATCGAGGCAATCCAACAGGATTACCTAAGATTAACCGGTGAGGAATTACCCCCACCGCCTACTCGTGGGAGTCTTGACCTCAAGGCTACCCTCAATTCAGACTATGCTTTCGCATAAAGGAGAACCCAAATGGATCTAAATGCAATACGTATGACACCTATCGTAACCCTCAAGTACTTGTATCTGCACAAGCCTGATGAAAAGTACGACCCCAAGTACCAGGTAACATTGGTATTCGATGGCAACAATAAAGCCCACAAGGCCTATATGGATAATCTTAATGAAGCCAACACTGAAGCTGGTCAGGAACTACTCAAGGAAATAACCAAGGGTAGAAACGCATATAGAATTAAAGAACTCTTTAGGCCCGAGGAAGATGCTGATGGTAATCTCACCGGATGCTACCTGCTCAAGGCTACCACTAAGAAAAAGCCTGTGGTTGTTGATGGCCAAGGCCAAGTGATACCTGATAGTATTCTTTCCAAGATAGGCTATGGCTCCGAAGGTCGAGCCATCCTGTACATTAAGCCCTCAAGAGTATCCACTCAGAGGACCGTGGGCTTGACCATATATCTCAGTAAGGTGCAGGTCACCAAGTTCCTTGAAAGACCCGAAGGCTCCAGTGGCTTTGGTGCTGTTGAAGGTGGCTTCAATGCGGCTGACGTGGCTCCTCAGAATATAGTTGGGCAGGACTGTGATATAGATGAGGTGAACTTCTAATGACAAAACCACGGAAATGGTGGGCTTCGGCCCACCGTTCTGGTGGCAAGCGTTCCACCTTTGAGGATACCCTTGCTACCAATATGAAACTCAGTGGATTACCTTTTGAGTATGAACCGGCTGACTGCCACCTTGGATATATGCTGGCCTATATACCAGATTTTCGTCTGCCTAATGGTATTATTGTGGAGGCTAAGGGCTTCTTTGATGCTACCGACAGGACTAAGATGATACGGGTGAGGCAGGCTAACCCCTCGGCTGACATCCGTTTTGTATTTATGAAGGACAACAAGCTATACAGTGGTAGCAAGAGCCGATACTCAGACTGGTGCAAGAGGTATGGCTTCAAGTACCACATCGGAACCCAGGTGCCACCTGAGTGGTGGCAGGAGGAATCAAAGATATGAGCCCCCACGTTAACAAAAATTATAAACTTAAAGGAGAAACCAACTAATGCCTACCTATACTTACAGATGTACTAACCCTGACTGTCTACACGAATCCGACCACTTCCACGGTATCAACGAAGGTGGTGCCGTCCACTGCACCAAGTGTAACTACCCAATGAAAAAGCTTTTGAGTCCTACTGACTTTGTGTTCAAGCAGAAGCGTGGGACTATGGGTGTGACAACTCACGGCAAACCCGGTAAAGAGCCCCGGTGGGATGATATATCCTAAGCAATAAAGAAAAGGAGAACCCTATATGTTAACACACCAGCCCTGCCCTGACTGTGGATCCAGTGATGCCCTCACGGATTACGGAGACCACACCTACTGCTTCTCTTGTGGCAAGCACAGTGGTTCCCACGTAAGTGGGGCCACTGGAACATTAGTGGCACTAGGGGAACTACGTATGGTTCCCCTTCCGAACCGTAGAATATCAGTGGACACCTGCCGTAAGTATGCATATGGCACTCACGATAAGCAACAGGTGGCCTGTTACTTCGACAACCAAGGCCTCCTTGTCTATCAAAAGACACGGGATGCCAGTAAGAACTTCAAGGTCCTCAAGGCTCAGGATACCACAGTTAACCTAAAGCAACTGCTGTTCGGCAGGCATCTGTGGAGTGACCACGGCGGTCGTGCCTTAGTGATAACCGAGGGTGAGATAGACTGCTTATCAGCTTATGAAGCCCTCGGTCCACTAGGCGTGCACGTTGTAAGCGTACCTTGTGGTGCACAGGCTGCGGCTGATAGCATACGCCTTAACCTGGATTGGATTGATAGGTATCAGGCTATCTATCTAGCGTTCGATATGGACGATGCAGGCAGAGCTGCGGAGCAGGAGGTCTCCAAGATACTGTCTTCTCAGAAGATACACTTCATGAATATACCTGTGGGTAACAAGGATGTTAACGAACTCTTGGTTACACAAGGTTCTGAGGGTGTTCGCACTGCCTACCACGAGGCACGACAGTGGAAACCCCAAGGCATACTAAGTTCTGATGACTTCCTTAGGGTGGCAGTTGAGTCCACTCAGCGTGGACTTGATTGGCCGTGGCCTACCCTTAACACCACCACATATGGTATCAACCCAGGTCTTATCCTATTGGCCGCTGGCTCAGGTGTTGGTAAGACAACCTGGTTCAAACAGGTGGAAGCCCATTGCTATAAGCAGGGTTGGCGTATAGGGGTGATACATCTTGAGGAGTCAGCCCGTGGCACAATCAATGGACTACTCACGCTACTCACAGGCGTGCCCTACCATACCCCAGACTCTAAGGTGTCTGATGAAGACCGCATAGCTTCAGTGAAACGACTGATAGATGATGGCCGGCTGATACTTTTTGATAAGCAGGTGGGCTTCGATGAGGATATAATCCTAAGCACCATCCGCTATATGGTCAGTGGATTACAGTGCAACGTGGTGTTCCTAGACCACCTCACAGCTATCACAGACCAGTATGACAAGGATGTAAACCAGAAGACACGCAACCTAGTTGTCAAACTAGGGAAGCTGGTGGCTAGTCTTGAGTTCCCATTGTTCTGCATAAGTCACCTAAGGAAATCAGATGGCAAGCCACACGAGGAAGGTGGTAGGGTGCATCTGGATGACCTACTGGGTGCAGGTGCTATCAAGCAGTGGGCTGAACACGTGTTCGCCCTAGAGCGTGACAACCAAAATGAGGATGTCGAGTTGCGTAATCAGCCCTATCTCAGGGATCTTAAGAACAGACCACTTGGTGAATACACAGGAACCACCATACCCCTGCGTTATGATCCAAAGACATTTACATTGAAGGAGGTCACAGCTAATGATTATTCTGAGCGACAAAAACAACGGGAACAACGTGAAACCCCTGCTGATTTTTGATATAGAAACTGATGGTCTACTCCCTAGTCTCACCAAGGTGCATTGCCTTAGCATCTATGATGAGGCTACCGGTGAACACATAGGATACCCTCCTGAACGTGTGTTGGAGGGTATCTACCGTATCTATGACTCAAGGACTACACATACCGTGTGTGGTCATAACATAATAGCCTTTGACCTGCCGGCATTGGCTAAGTTATACCCTTGGTTTAAGCAGGATGCCTTCAGCACATTACTTGATACTAAGGTATGGTCACAGTTGGTAGTAGCTGATGTGTGGGCATTATCACAACGTATTCCTAAGTGGCGATACAGCTGCCCACCTAACCTAGCCTCAAGTCATTCACTCAAGGCTTGGGGCTACAGGCTTGGGATTCTCAAAGGTACTACACCTGATGAGAGTTGGCAAACCTATAGTCCTGAGATGCTCGACTACTGTATGCAGGACGTAGTAGTAACTAGAGCCTTGGTAAAGGAACTAATGAAGTGGACCACCAGTGACTCTGCTGTTGAGCTTGAGATGGAGGTCGCCCGTATCCTGAGGAAACAGGAGGAAAACGGGGTGTGCTTCAATGTCAAGGCCGCTGAACAGTTGGCATCCAAGTTACTGTGTGAGCTTGAGTCCTTAAACGCACAGCTCCAGTTAGTCTTCCCGGAATGGCAGGTGCTACGCAAGAGGGCTATATCTAAAGTAAACAATAAGAAACTAGGACGTGTCAAGGGTGAGCCTTATGAGATATGGGATACTGTAAGCTTCAACCCAAGTAGTAACCCACACGTGATATATAAGCTACAGCAAAAATATGGGTGGGAGCCATCAGTATTCACAGACAAGGGTAACCCTCAGATGGACGATGATATTCTTATAGACCTAGAGAACATGGGGACTATGCCTGAGGTTACCCTCATCCGTAAGTACCGCACAGCCCGAAAGATACTTGGATACATAAGTGCTGGTGATAACAGTTGGCTGAACCACGTTGGACCCGATGGTAAGATCCATGGCAACGTGCAGGGCTGTGGTGCTGGCACTAGACGTATGACACACAACAGCCCTAACCTAGGCCAAGTCCCGAGTAACAGAGCATACCTAGGTAAGGAATGTAGGTCGTTGTTTGGACCACCCCCTGGATACGTGATGTTCGGGGTGGACGCTGACCAGCTTGAACTTAGAACACTAAGCCACTACCTGTATCCGTTTGATGGTGGTGCTTATGCTGAAGCCGCAGTCAATGGATCCAAGGAGGACCAGACTGATATTCACTGGCGTAATGCTAAGGCTATCGGGGTTGACAGGGACTCAGGTAAGACTATATTTTATGCTTATGTCTATGGTAGTGGCGTTGGTGGTCTTGGTAAGGCTGTGACCAAGAGCTGGGACCAAGACCTTAACCACAAGGTTGGCACCCGTATCAAGCGTAACCTTGAGCGTGGACTACCGGCTCTTGTTGAGCTGAAGGATACACTGTTGAGTACAGCTAAGAAGCGTGGGTATTTATACGACCTCGATGGGCAGATGTTCCGCCTTAGGAGTAACCACAGTGCACTCAATGAGCTGAACCAGAGAGCAGGAGCTATTCTGATGAAGCGGGCTGAGGTTTGGCTTGACCAGCAGGCCAGAGCCTTAGGCCTAGACTTCCTATGGCTCCTACATATACACGACGAGTGGCAGTTCGCTGTAAGGGAGAAGGATGTACCGGTGTTTAGCCAGTTGGTAACACAGGCCTTTGAATATACCACTAGCTACTACAAAATGAAATGCCCTATCACTGGCAAAGGAGGCCAAGGTAATGACTGGAGTGAAACCCACTGAGCTATTGTTAATTGATGGTGATACTTTGGTGTATCGCTACGCCCTAATGAACCCAGGTAACCTTGATGTTACCTTTCCTCCCCTGGAATACGATGGGGAACTCGTTACAGTAGATCCGCTGGAGGCAGCACAGCTGGCCTTCCAGCAGAAACTCCAGTTCCTCCTTGAGGACACTGGGGTTCCTGACCTAAGGATAGCCTTGGCTAAACCCGGGTCCCTATGCTTCAGGTATGAGTTCTTCCCTAAGTATAAATCCCACAGGGGCACACCACCTGACATCATAGGACAGATGCGGAGCTGGGTTCGTGAGGTGTACGCCGACAAGCTATTACCCTACGTGGACCATGCTGAGACTGATGATATACTTGGTCTTAACCATAGACCAGACGGTACAACCTGCATAGTCTCCAATGACAAGGACTTCTATACACTGCCTGGGTGGAATTACCACCCGTTCACTGGTGCTCTGCGGTGGATTAGCCCAGCTATGGCTAAGGCTACCTTCTGGTACCAAGTGTTAGTTGGTGATTCAGCAGATGGGTTCCCTGGGTGCCGTGGTATCGGCAAGGTAAAAGCTGAGAGGATTATCCTTAAGGCTATAGCTGAGGGAGCCGACCTCAGGGATGTTGTACTAAAGACGTATGAATCACAGGGACATGTGAATGCACTACGTGACTGTGAGATAACCAGGTGTCTTGTGAATGTCAGTGGTACTATGGATACACCACAGTAGATCTAAGGGAAAAAATATGAATCAACCGTGTAGCCACAGTAGCTTGTTACATGGATAGTCAACTAAGGAGAAATTATGGCAAGACTAGAGCATTGGCAGTTGAAACAGAGGCAAGGACAGCCGCTAGAAATTAAAGAGCAAATGACGGCGGCTCGCATAAAAGCATATTATGAGAAACTTAACGGTGAGGTTTATGTTAGCTTTTCGGGCGGCAAAGATTCAACCGTGCTGCTTCACCAAGTCAGGCGTATGTATCCGAATGTGCCGGCGGTTTTTATCGATACCGGGTTGGAGTATCCGGAGATCCGAGACTTCGTAAAGACTGTTGATAATGTGATATGGTTAAAGCCAAAGATACCCTTCACTCAAGTTATTAAGAAATATGGCTACCCCGTAATCAGCAAAGAAAATGCACAGAAAATAAGGGAGATTCGCGAGACAAAGAGCGAGAAACTAAAAAACAAACGTTTATACGGTGACGAAAAGGGCAATGGTAAGCTATCTGAGAGGTGGCGGTTCTTAATCAACGCACCGTTTAAGATTTCGGATCGCTGTTGTCACGTGATGAAGAAAGAACCTGTTAAGAAATACGAAAAGGAGACCGGACGCGGTGCCATTGTTGGCACGATGGCGGTAGATTCAAGCCTCCGAGAAACAGCGTATTTACAGCACGGTTGTAATTCGTTTGAGGGCAGGCCAATGTCAACCCCTATGGCCTTTTGGCTTGAGTCTGATGTTTGGGACTACATTAAAAAATACAACCTTCAATATTCAAAGATTTATGACAAGGGGTATTTGAGAACCGGTTGTATGTTCTGTATGTTTGGTATGCATCTAGACAAGGATAGCCGATTTGATAGAATGAAAATAACTCATCCACAGATCTACGACTATTGTATGAATAAACTGGGTTTGCGTGAAGTTATTCGGTATTGCGATATAACTTCCCGGACGAAACTTTTGACATAACATAAAAGGAGAAAGAAAACAATGGAATATATCACAGCAGGTTACACCATAATGGACACTTTAGATGAGCAGGCGATGCTCAAGAAGATCGAGAGGTGTGGCCGCATAGCTTACCAGAGTCAGGATAAGATTACTGAGGATAGCTGTGTGGCTTTCGTAAAGAATCTTATTAAGAGGGAACATGAGAGTGTGCTTGAGCACGTGGTGTTCACAGTGATCTTCATTGTTGACCGTGGACTATCCCACGAGATAGTTCGCCACCGCATCGCAAGCTATACCCAGAGTTCCACCCGTTACTACAGATTCAAAGGTGGTGTTACCTTTGTCATACCACAAGCTGATAACGTAGGTTACAATGTAGACACATGGCACAAGGCCTGTGATGATGCCGAGAAGGCTTACTTCAAGCTCCTTGAGACACAGGCACCGGAGATAGCCCGCAATGTATTGCCCATGAGTACTGCCACAGAGTTGGCCATGACAGCTAACATCCGGGAATGGAGGCATTTCTTCAGGCTACGTGCTGCACCAACAGCCCACCCCCAGCTTAGAACACTTGTTAATAAACTGTTGGTTGAGCTTAAGACAAAACTACCTACAATATTCGGAGACTTATGATGAACTTAAAGAAATTACGGAAGACTGAGTTACTGGCACTGGTGATTAAATTACGTACCTGTTCTAACTGTAGGCATTACTTCACAGTGTATCCTTGTAGGGACTGTATAGATAAGATGTTCTACAAATGGGAACCTCAACTAGACTAAGTATGATGGAGGAATATATGGCTAAGATACTAGACAGCGGTGAACGTAGGGATTTCCCTACAGGCAGTAAGCGTGATGTTAGGGCGGGCAAGGGACGTATGGACTTACTCCAGTTCCTTGCCCTAATGGATATAGCTAAGGTATGCGAAGGTGGAGCTCAGAAGTATGAAGCCCGTAACTGGGAGCTTGGGCAACCCTGCTCGGTGTATCTGGACTCTGGCCTCAGGCACATTATGAAGTTCGTCCTGGGCTTTAGGGATGAGCCTCACTTGTCTCAAGCCAACTGGAACTTCCTATGCCTACAGGAGACAAAGATAAGATGTGCGATAGGTATGCTCCCCCCTGAGCTGGATGACATACCCTCGAACTTCTTTAAGGACTGCACAACAGCTGAACTTATTAAGAAATACATTGACCAATACTAAGGAGGTAACTGATGCTAAGGACTGAACAGGATTACCAACAGATTATACACGTGATGAAGTACGCACGTATCAAGCCCAATGGCCATAGAGAAACGTGGGAGGACACCGTGCTACGCTTCAGACGCTTCATGATAAAACGAATGAAGCTGAAGGGTGAACCCCTCAGTTACTTCACTGAGGAAGTAATCCCAATGATACTTGAGAAGAAGGTTGTACCCAGTATGAGGCTTATGGCCTCTGCTGGTCCGGCTGCTGACCGGGAGAACCTTACGGCTTTCAACTGCATGTTCATGGGTATTGATTCCCTTAGTGCTTTCAGTAGACTTATGTATGCCCTTATGTGTGGCACAGGGGTAGGCTTCAGTGTCGAGAGTCAGCACATCAACAAGCTACCTAAGCTCCCTCGCTTGGAAAAACTACAGTGTGGTATTCCCCTAGTTGTTGACGATAGCAGATACGGATGGGCTCGTGCACTAGAGGAGTTCATACAGTCAATCTGGAGGGGCGTGGTGAGGTTCTTTGATGTCAGCCAGGTTAGACCTCAAGGTGAACCACTTCGTATTACTGGTGGCTACGCCAGTGGCCCTAAACCACTCTTGGAACTACAGGACTTTATCATCAGAAAAGTCCAAGGATATTTTGACGCTGGAGAAACTAGGATGCTTGATATAGATGTCTACGATATATGCTGTAAGATAGCTGATGTCGTAGTCCAAGGCGGTGTCCGTAGGTCAGCTTGCCTCTGCCTGTTCGATAGTGACTCCCGCCACATGTGGACTGCCAAGGATCCTAGGATTGTATCAGAGAGCCCTTGGCGTTACAACTGTAACAACACAGCAGTGTTCCCTACAGCCAATGACCTGAGAGCTAATATAAATAAGGCCATTGACTGCATCAAGAGCGGAGGAGAGCCCGGTGTAGTTGTTAGGTCAGCTCTAAGGACGAAGGCCGAAAGTTCACTTAGGATTAACCTAGAGTCCTTAGGATTAAACCCATGTGCTGAGGTAATCCTAAGGAGTAACCAAGTGTGTAATCTAACGGAGGTAGTCCTTAGACCAGAGTTATCCCTCGAGGACAATATGAATCAAGTGGAAGCCGCAGTATTCCTAGGTCTGCTCCAGAGTCAACTCACAGATTACAACCTAGAGTTCCTGCATGAGGTAAAGGCCAACAGCACTATGGAGCCTCTCCTTGGTGTCAGTCTTACCGGTATAGTGGACGATCCTGAGTTATCTAGTGGTGAACATGGGGTAGCTTGGTTGCGTATCTATGCTCACCAGTGTACTTACCGGTGGTGCCAAGCCTTAGGTATATCCAATATCCCAACAGCAGTTACCACAGTTAAACCCTCTGGTACTGTAAGTAAACTCGTGGGGTGTAGCCCTGGAATCCACCCAAGATTCGCACGGTATTACCTGAGTAACATTGGATTTGCTAAGGGAACACCTTTGGATAAATTCTTATCCGATAAGGGTGTACCTCTGAGGTTCTCCACAGACACCATGAACATCTACAGCTTCCCTCAGAAAGCACCTGAGTCAGCTCTTGTGGCAGATGATACTGATGTCATCACCCAGCTGGCCATGTGGGAGTTCTTTAACACCCACTGGTGTGACCATAACGTCAGCTGTACTGTCTACGTAGGTCCTAATGAGTGGGATACCGTTAAGGATTGGCTCCTTAGGAACGCTGATAAGTTAACCGGTGTCACCTTCCTACCTAAGTTAGACATAGGTGAGGCCTCTAAGACCTACGACTATATGCCCCTTGAGGCTATGACTAAGGAGTCTTACGAAGCATTAGTAGCCAGTTGGCCAGTGCTGGACTTCGATGAGTTCCGGGATAGTTATGACAATCAGGAGTCTAATGCACTCCGGGAGTTCGCATGCAGTGGCAAAGGAGGAGCTTGTGAGATACTATGAGTTACTTAAGAAACTAGAGGAAGCCTTCCCAGACAAACTTCCATCACTGAGGGACTATGATCCCTCGAAACTTCTGGTATCCATAGGGAACCAAGAGGTAATTCGTTTTGTGCGTCGGCTGTCCGACGAGAAGGAGTAACAACATATGTGTGATCCGATAACCGCCGTAGTGGCCGCAGCTACTATAGGCTATAGCACAGTAAAAGTTAACAAGATGCAGAACAAGGCTGCCCAACAGCAGATCGCAGCTATACAGCAGGCTCAGGAGTCTATAGAGCAGGCCCCTAGTTTTAGTGACATGCAGGCTACAGCTCTTCCAACCATAGCACCACCCCGCAAGGCTAAGTCTAAGACTGCTTATACTGGAGCTCAGGGTCAAGGCCAAGGTATCGAGAGCTTCAGTTCAAACCTTGGTCCCAGCATAAGAGCTATGCTTGGTCTAGCTGTACCCACAGCATCTAGTGGTCTGTTGATACCGGGGAGTAGGCGATGACAACACTAACCCCCAACGAAATCACTAAGTATCGTGGGGCTCTCAATAGATTACCCGCAGATGCCCGTTTTGGGGAGCTACGGTCTCATCGAGATGCCTCCTTAACTGTGGCCCGTGAGTGCTCTAAGCTCACTAAGACCCTGGTTGTACCACCTGTAGGCTATACACCAAGCTCCACCGTCACTATTCCCCACCAGTCCCATGGTGGACGACTGGTAAGTAATCTGGTGAGCCAGCTCTTGCTGATCCTGTTTCCCCCCGGTGTCCCCTTCTTCAAGCTAGACCTAAAGGCAGTAGATGTACGAGAGCTAGCTAAAGGAACTGACCTAGGAACTGGCACCACAATGTATGATGCCCTACGTGAAACATTCGTAGGAATTGAGAACAACTGTTCTATTAAGCTTGAGACTATGGGTCTTAGGGAAAAGCTCCGAATGATACTCCTACAGCTGGTTGTAGGGGGTAACAGTTGTTACCTCAGTCTTAAGGAAGACTTAGAGCTTATACCTCTCGATGACTGGGTTTGTTCCCGTGACTCAAGTGGTGATCTACTTGAGGTTATTTACCGACAGAACCTCACTATAACCGAAGCTCTACTTAAAGCAATACCTGGCCTTGACCAACCCCTGTTGGAACAAGGCGTAGTCACTGTCTATACTCGCTGTTATAAGCAGCTGGGCTCGACAAGATGGACTGTCGATAAGTATGTTGATAGTTCCCCAGAACCTTATGAAACCTTGGAGGTACCATCTGGTGACTTCTGGGTGAATATCCCCGTATGGGAGCTCACCCCAGGAGAAGACTACGGCAGAGGACCTGTGGAGGAATCACTTGGTGACCTACGAACCTACGAAAGTGGCACACGTATCATCAAGGATTCAGCCACAGCTCTTGCCAAGGTTGTGTTTACTGTCCGACCTAACGGCCTGACCAAAGCATCTGATGTTGCTGATGCTGAGAACACGGAGATCATCAGTGGTCAACCTGAGGACGTAGGAGTTATCCAAGCGTCTAAGGCCTATGACCTCAATGGCTTCACCCAGTACCTCAGTGGCATCAAGCAAGACTTGGATATGGCCTTCATGATGCCTACTGTCATCCGTCGAGATGCTGAGCGTGTGACTGCTGAGGAAATCAGACGTATGGCCACCGAGCTTGAGAAATCCAGAGGTGGCACCTATAACAACCTAGCCAAGAACCTACAGGGTCCAGTGGCTGAGCTGTTGATACGTAACATCCTTAGTACCACATCAGCAATCTCAGGGAACATCAAGGCCGATGACCTGTTACCTATTGTTAACACAGGTCTACAAGGACTAGGGCGTACCCTAGAACTCGAGAGCACACTGATGTTCCTCAATGATATTAAACTGTTGCCTGGTCTTGAGATGCTAATAAACAAACACCAGCTTATCCAGAGACTAGCCGCCCTCAGGGGGCTGGAGCTATCCTCGATAATCAAGAGTGCCGAGCAGTTAGCTCAAGAACAGCAGCAACAAGCTATGTCCCAAGTGGCATCTGCGGTATTACCACAGATGCTTCCCCAGCAATAACATAAAGGAGTCCCTAAATGTCAACCAAGAAAACCGCTAGCGTTCCTTCCGTACCTACCAATGAAGTAGAGGCTAAGGCCGCCCTCGCCGGTGCAGCAATAGTACCTATGGATTCTGTTAAACCCAAGGCTACTAAAGCTCCCACTATGACAGTGGATGAGACTAAGTTAAGAACTGAAACACGTAGCAAGGTCGAGTTGATTATCCGTAGTGGTACTGAAGTAATCCGCGAAACTAACCAAGGCACCAACAAAGGTGTCTATACCGGTGGCGATACTCTCCATACCAACCAAGTTATCCTTAACCTCGGGGGTAAATAATGAGCACCGACGTAATCACCAGCAACACAATCCCTTTTGTTAAACCAGAAGCTAAACCCACACCCACAGCCTCGGCTCCGGTCGCTGACCCTGTGGCTCCTGCTGCCCAAACTGAGGTTACCTCTCCAGAGGTTCCTAATCATGAGGCTATCACTGAGCAACCTAAGGCTGAGGTAATACCACAGCCCGAATCCGAACCCACATCCGCACCTACGCCTGAATCAGTAGCAGCTATGGAGGCCTTACTTGAGCCTTACAATAAAGAATTTATCACCACAGGCGATATATCTGAAGCTTCCCTTAAGGAGCTTGCGAATAAGCTCGGTGCCCCTGAGTACTTCGTCAAGTATACCTTTGAGGGAATGAAACTTGAGCGTAACCGACGTGATGAGGCTATCCTCAGTAACGCAGGTGGCTCTGATGTCTACAAAGAAATGGTAGCTTGGGCTTCCTCCGCATACTCTGCTGATGAGGCTCAGGCTTTCAACAATGCTCTTACCAAAGGCACGAAGGAAGAAGCCCTGGCCGCAGTGGCTCGTCTTAAGCAGAGGTTCACTGAGGTGAACGGAAGCCCCAAGGCGACAATAGCTAAGGCCACCCAGCATCTGCCAGCGTCCTCCATGGTAAAACCAACAGCTGTAGCACCTGCTAATAACCAAGCTATTAAACCGTTCGGCTCATTCAGTGAGCTGGTTGAAGCCCAACGGGATAAGCGTTATGGTAATGAGCTGGAGTATACCGCTAGTATTATCGACAGACTTCGTGTCTCAAAGTTTTGAAAGGAAATTAACTAATGACTACTTATCCTACTGGTGACTTTAATCTTATTGCCCCGTTAGCTAACCTTGGTGCACAATCAACAGAAGCTGAACGCCGTGCGCTAGGCCTCACCCTGTTCGCAGGTGAAGTAATGAAGGTGTACTTCGATGAAGTTTACACTGAAGACAAAGTCCGCAGTGTTACTATTAACGAGGGCGTCTCTGCACAGTTCCCACACACTGGTGTTGTACAGGGTGGGTTCCATGCTCCCGGTTCTCCTATCACTATCAATACTTCTAAGCAGGCTCAACGCACGCTTACTATTGATGACATCATCTACGCCGCTAACTTCTTCCCCTTAGAGTATGACCTCATTGGCCACCTCGGTTCAGCCACTAGAGCAGCTTATGCTGAGGGTGCAGGACAGGTGCTTGCTGAATCCAAAGACATTATGAACTTTGCTGAAATCATAAAGGCCGCTAGAAGTGCTGCCCTTATTCCTGGTGAAACAGATGGTGGTTCTGAGATAATCTCTGACAGCTTTAAGATTGGTGCTGGTGGTGCAGCTAATGAAGCTGAAGTAGCTAATGCTATCTTCCAAGCTATCTTCGCAGCTGTTGACATCTTCGACCAAAAGAGAGTTCCCAGCAAGAACCGCTACATGGCCCTTAGACCCTACCACTACAACTTGCTCGTTAGAGCTATCATGGAAAATGGCTTTGCCCTCAGCTCATCTGAGTATATGTCAGCCCGTGCTGATATTAACAATGCCACCCTCCCGCCGATCGGTGGTATCAACATTGGCAAGACCAATATGATACCCAGCACTAACCTCGTAGCTACCGGTGATGCCCACAGTGGTACCGCCAATACCCTCGCTAGAGTACCCGTGCACTCTAACCACGCAGTAGACGCTAGTAAGACCATTGGTCTTATATGGACTCCTGAGTGTGTAGGCAATGTTGTTCGTCAGGGACTTGCCAGCAAGATGTCTGAAGAACTTACGCACCTTGGTCAGCTCAACGTTACCTATATGCTCTGCGGAGCTGGTGTACTTAGACCTGAACATGCTATAGAACTCAAGTTAAACAACTTGACTAACTAAGCTAACCGTAGGCCCTAAGGGAAACCTTAGGGTCTATACCCCACTTAAGGAGTAAACTGGATGGATAGACTTACAGAACTTGAGGCCATAAATAGGATGTTGCTCGGTATCCGTCTGGCTCCTCTGGCCTCTATAGATGAACTAGACACATATTCCGAGGGTATGATAGCTCGGGGTATTCTCCGTCAGGAGACGCTTAGGGTACTTACCCCCGGTTGGAACTATAACACAAGACGTATGAGTTTAAACCCACTAGAGGATGGTACCATACCAGTACCAGCAATGACAATAGATGTCTTTACGGCACAAGGTCGCCCCTCGTACATCGTGGACTACGATGATAAACTTATGGCTACTGCGGATGGCAACAAGAAGTTCGCAGCTCCTGTGGATATATTCGTTGTACTTGGCTCACAGTGGGAAGCACTCCCGCCTCCGATCCAGCTGTTATGTCTTGATAAGGCACGCTTGGCCTTCAAGGTCGAGATGCGTTCCTCAGCTGGTGCCTCAGATCAAGTCTTAAATGAAACTATAGTCCGTAGTGAAGCAGCAGCTAGAGCATGGGATTTACGTCAGAAACGTAAGAGTATGTTGGATACACTACAGATGGCTACCCATGTTAGTCCTAATGTACCGAGGTATTTATAATGGTAAAGCTCAATCTTCCAGGACTGCATGGGGGTATAAGTCAGCAGTCCCCTAACCTCAGGTCCCCCAACCAACACACTGATGCTACCAATGTAGTCTTCGATCTGTATGAGGGTATCAGGGGCCCACGCTGGGGCACCAAGTTGATTGAACCTATAGTCAGTAGACTCGGGGGCTATGATGCACCCGCGGGATTCGGTAGACCTTGGGAACACCTTGGTTTTATGGAAACTACGGATGGTACACTGTGGAACATATTGTGGAGAACAGCACCAACCACTGGGGATAACTTCCCGATACGTGTGGTGAACATGACCACAGGAGCCTATGCTGATATAGCCACGGACGTTGACTCCGGTAGTCAAAACTATACCCGGTTGAATTATACACCAGATGACCTTAATGCCAGAAAGAGCTACCTCAAGATGTATCCAATACTGGATACCGTAGTTATACTAAATAGTAAAGCTGTAGTGAAAGAGAAAAAGCTAAATGATTCTTATGGTACTTACTGTGCAGGACTGTTGAGAATACCTCAGCTCTTCGAGGGAAGGATGATAAGGGTAACTGCTCAGGCTGTTGCATCCAAGACATTGGGTAAGTACACAGCTGGTGATGTGATAATGACTTCACAGCATTACCTGGGTGCGGTTGGGGCTGGTGCTACTATGGATTCAATTAAGGCGGCTATTGCAACGACGCTTACAGCAGGTCCTATAATAGCGTGTCCTGTTGGTGAGGACATGGTATCCATAGGGTTGCGTGGTGACACTGTATCCTATGGGGGTAACTACTATGAGTGCATACGGAGTCATAAGGCATCGGCAGCAATTCTACCAACAAACACAACCTACTGGCAACAAATATCTGCTCCATACTTAGTCGACGCCTGGGCCTCTGGGACTACTTACCTCAATGTGGTAGGTATAAACAAAGGACTTGTTCCCACGATACATGTTACATCCTCCTCAGGTTTTGAGATAATAACTCACTCTTGTGAGCCGGCATACATCGGAGAGTCAGTAGTGTCTGATGGTTATACGTTATACCCAGATGCTAAGTTTGCTAAGACAACCCCGTCCTATGAGAAACTACCTCCGTATCAGTTATCAGCAACACCTGATATGACTAGCACATGGGTGTTCAAAATAACTGAAGGCTACTTCGTTAAGATTTTCAGTGGTAATCAATACTATGA